AAGAAGTCGGCTTACGAGATTCCTCTACGTCTTGTGGGCTCGGAGATGTTTATAAGGGACAGTATTAAAAGTCCCTAAACTCTATGAGGATTTGTTAAAATATAATTATGGATATTTTACTAATCAGAAAGAAAATAGACGATACTATTTCTTTATTACAGATTATGAATATTTAAACGATAATACTACACTTGTTACCATTATGCCAGATTTTGTCATGACTTTTTGTCAAGGCAAAAGATTAAATGAAATAGGACAAGTAGAGATTATTCGCCAACACGTTACACAAAATAGGTATAATGATTTAGAACAATATTTAAGAAATAATGATGATACTTTACAAGTTAAATCATTAAAGTATATTAAACACCTATCTATACCAATGCTTGAAAGCTATATTCTTTTAACAACAAGCGTTGACCTTGAAACTGATTTTGGTACAGAAAAAAAACCTATTTTACGTTCGTCAACAGGTGGTGTATTTGATGGTATGAAATCAATGTTAAATGCATATATCATTCCATCTGAAAAATGGGATAGTTTCCTAATACATTTATCATCTTTTCCTTGGATTGCCCAAAATATAAAAGAAGCTTGTCAGATACCAGCTTTGCTTGTTAATTTAGAAGAACAGAAAAAAGTTAAATTCAAAGATAGTGAAGTAGAATTTTATAAGCTCAAAAAAGGTGGAAAATCAAAAGAAATTGATTTAGGTAAAATAAATATAGAAAAAGAAACATTGTTAAATATGTTAGGAATTAATAATATGCCCCATCTTTTAAGAAATGGTTATTTCACTTTTGAACTTACTGACTTTAGTGGAAATATTGTACCTTTAGAACCATCTAAATTATATCAAGGTTTGAAGTTTAGGGCTGTTTCAACAATAGGTTATAATAATTTATTGAAGATTTATCCTATAGGATACAATAACGAACTAGGTGATAAGAAAGGTACATATTTGAATGTAAACCTTTCATTTATTGAGTTTAATAAAATGAGCACAGTAATAGACACCGCAAAATTAGAATGGGCTAAAGGGGCTTATAACCGTGAATTAGAAAATAGCAAAACTATTTCTGGAAGAGTGTCTAAAATTATGGATGGAAATAGTTCTGTTCAAGATAAGTTCTTTAATGCTATGAGTGTATTCTCAACGTTTAAAGGTGGTATAGGGTCAGTTGCTGGAGCATTTTCTGATGAATACGATTATTATCGTAAACAGAAAGCAGACAAACAAACTCTCGCCTTAAATGCTAATCAAGTAAATGATGGAAATTATCCTAATAGTTTATTACTAAAGGATAGTACATACGGTATTCATTTATTAATTTCAGCACCTCATAAATTTGAACTGGATAAACTAAAACAATACTATAATTTATATGGTTTTGATTTTGATGAAAAACTGGAACAACTAGAACCAGTGAACAGTATGAATAATGTAAACTATGTACAATTTAAGGGAAACTGGTATTTAAACGAAGCAGACCCACAAATAAATATTGTACTTAAAACAATTTTTGAAAATGGTGTAAAATTTTGGCATTATAACGGAACACAAAATAAACAAATAAATAGACCTATTTTAGTAAATAATTGGAGAGGTTAACATTATGAGTAAAAAAAATAAGACAGAGGAATATATTAAATTCCTTAGTCAACCTTTTAAAAATAATTTTGGTATTAAAAAAGATGATATAGCAAATTGGTTTATGGCTCAAAATGGCGCACAACCAGTTATTAGGTCTTATGGTGTTACTAAAAAAAATCTATTAGATACTTATATACCTAAATTAGAGGAACTTTTAGGTGGATATACTTTTTTTCTAGCCTATACAGTAACTGAAAGTGGTGGTGCTGGCAACTGGATAAATCATTATGCTAGAGATACTGGGTCAAATGGTTTGGAATGTTTAATACATGATTGTGAGTACCTTATTAAAATAAATAAGGAACATCACCCAGTAAGTTTGTCTGCTCCAGAAGTTTTTGCTCCTGCAGTAGAAGATGAACCGGGAAAATGTCAAGCAGTATATGATAATTTAGGAGTAAATACCATAGGAAAAGTATTTATGCCGTCTACTATGGCTGGAAATGCCTGGGTTTTTGCTACAAATTGGTGTAACCAAAATAGAGGGGGTGTTCCTTATGTTTATTTTGGTAATCCTTATGATACCATTATAGATATGATAAAAAACATGGGTGGTGACCCATTCGGTGGTGTAGACCAAAAATCGGGAAAATCTTTAGCACCATCTAAAGAACCAAGTAGAAATACATCTAAAGGTGAATTTTATAGTTTATTATTACAACTAATAGAAAAATTGAAAGAGGAGGTAGAAAATATTTTTGACGGTGATTTACATGATGTAACTAACAATCGTGATATTTTTACAAATCATATTATTAAAGTAGAAAGTAACCTTAATAATCTACACACTAGTTTAGATTTAGAATATCTTGATAGTATATTTAAACCATTAATTGATGGTATTAATTCAGCAAATGATTTAAAAAATAAGGCAACTGATTGGAATAGTCAACCTAGAAAAAGGCAAGCTAAAAATGATAATTTGAAAACCAATCAAAAAACTAATATTCAAGAAAAAGTAAATGCTATTAGAAATTTACAAGGTCAATATTTAGGAGATGGACAGTGTTACGCTTTAGTAAGTTATTACAGTAATAGTATCTCAAATGGTTATCATATATCTTATAGTTTAGGTAATCCACCAGCAGGATTTGCTATAGGTGATACGCTTAGAGCGTCTAACATAGGTAGTGGTTGGAATTGGGGAGCTATTGGTTGGACTGTTAAAGAGGGTAAAAAAGAAAATATTAAAGTAGGTGATATATTTAATGTTGCTAGTTATGCTGGTGGTATTTGGCAGACTGGAGAGTACGGTCATACTGGTGTTATTACTGGTTATGATGGTAGTAATGTTGAGGTTACAGACCAAAACTATTTGGGTTATCCAGTATCAGTAAGGTCTTATCCAGTAGGTCAGTTTATAAGTGGTATAACAAGTTTAATTTCTCCACCATAGAAAGGTATAAAATGTTTAAACTTAAAAAAGACTTTAAAAAGTGGGTACAAAAATATAGGAAAAAATATATTCCAAAAGAATATAATCAACTTTTATGGTTAGATGAATTAACAAAAGATACGATAGATGTATATTTAAGTATAACAAATCGTGGTGATGGTAAATCATTTAACACTATAGGTGCTTGTCTTAAAATGGGTTATGATTTGGATTTAAAACCTATCTTTATTGTGCGACATTGGGAACTACAAGCATTGTTTCGTAATCTGATTGATAATATAGTTGAAACTTTGGGATTTTGGGAAGTTGAAAATCTATGGTATGTAAACCAACAAGACTATATTATTATTGGTTATGAAGATAAGGAAATAGGTTTAATTGCTGATATTAATAATGCAAGTGACCTTAAATTTTCAAGTTTTAAATTGAAAGAGTTTCCCTTGATGGTATATGACGAGTTTCTAGCACTTGATGATGACTATGTACCAAATGAGTTGCAAAAAATAAAGACTATTTATCAATCTATTGATAGGGTTAAACCTAAAGACAGACCCTTTGGTATAAAACCTAAAATGATTTTACTTGCTAATCCAATTAATTTTAACTCCCCAGTTTTAGAGTGGTTAGATTTTTATAGCTTAATTGAAAAACATAAAATGAATACCATTAAACAATATGGAAATAAATTAATAGAGTTAAGACAAAATGAACAAGTAAACAAAAATAAAAATACATCTATTTTTGATGTGGAAAATGATAGTAATTTTACAGGTATGTTTGAAATTAATCACCACAATTTAGTTAGTAAAGAATTATTTGATAAAATTAGATCGGAAGTATGCCCATCTATTATTAAATTAGAAAGTGATAAATATATTAATTTTTATGTTTGGAATGGTAACTATGTAATAGATATTACCAGTAAGGGAGATTACCAGTATTGTTTAAATCTAGAAGATAGAAAAGATAATGTAATATATTTGTATCCTAATAAGTACTTTAATGATACATTTCATAACAAATATAGGAAAGATATTATTAAATTTACTAATACATTTAGTAAAAATTATATTTATAACAATCCTAATTACATGGATTTAAACCTATTTAAACTTATAAATTATAATACAACTACTACACAACAAAAAGTAGAAATTTCAAAGGAAAGAATTTTACTACAAAAATTAGGTAAAATGTATGAAAACCTATAACAAACCTTACGGTAATATAAAAGAGTTTATCGAATATATCAAACGAGGATATACTTTGCTTGCTTATGATATAGAAACGTTTACTTATAATTTTAAAGAGGGTAACATTAAACCCTCTCTTTTAAAAAGTGTGATGTACTCATTCACGATTGGTTTTATATTAGATGATGAAACGTATTATATTATATTTAATAATTTTCAACATTTTTTTGAATGGACGAAGCCTTATTTTAAGAAGTCTAAACCGTATATATTAAATGCACACAATAGTAATAGATATGATAATCATTTTATGAGATATGAATTAGTTAAATATTATGGTTGTAAAGTAGAAAATGAATATCTTAAAAATGCTATTGAAAACGATAATACAGAAACATTT